TACGAAGATACCTATAAGGCCTACTGGTACTGGGATGATCCAGAAGATGACAGACAAGACTGGGATAACTGCGATATAACGCACTGGATGCCACTGCCAGCAGCACCTGCCACAGCACCAAGTGTCGGCAAAGAGCCTGAGCCTGTAAGTTTTCTAGACGGCGTTGCAGTACACCCAAACTATCAAGCTAAGTGCGACCGAATACGCGAAGAGTATGGCGATACCAGAGCAGCCCATGCACGACAGCAGGCGCTTGAGGAAGCTGCGCAATCCGTCGAGAAATCAACGTTGACAAAGATTGAAAATCCCCATATGCAAATGTTTATTGTCCAGATGATGATGGGAATCGCTACACATCTAAGAAGCATGAAATGAAGACCACGCTAAACCAGATTCGCGAGAACCGGCCATGCAGGTCTAGCTGGGTAAAGCTGCTAGCCTATTTGGGCAAGACGAAAGCCGATGACGATCCGTTGGACATCGCAACAGTCCTCGACACCAATGGCATTGAAGATGCCTTGTGGTGTCTTCGGGCCGTTCAAGGCCGAGACCGTGAAATCCGGTTGTACGCAGTTTGGTGCGCACGCCAAGTGCAGCACCTAATGAATGATCCACGAAGCATAGCGGCACTAGACGTCGCTGAGAGGTTTGCAATTGGCGAGGCGACTAAAGCCGAGCTAGCTGCGGCAGGGGCTGCGGCAAAGGAAGCAGCAGGAGATGCAGCAAGGATTGCAACAGGGGTTGCAGCAGGGATTGCAGCAGGGATTGCGGCAGGGATTGCAACAGGGATTGCGGAAGACTCTGCGGAAAGGGCTATGGCAGTGGCTACAGCATGGGCTGCGGAAGACTCTGCGGCATGGGAGGCATCATGGGCTGCGGCATGGGCTGTGCAGGAAAACCGCTTGCGTGAATTGTGTGCAGAGTGTGAATCAGACAAGCACGCGCCCGCACCACAAGGAAAGTGGGAATGAAACTGAATTGCTTGTGGTACGCGCTCGACCGATGGCACAGCGAGGGAGGCGCGCTGGTGCTGGTGGCTTCTCGACATTGGTGCATTCCGCACGTCCAGTACCGCGATAACCAAGGGGTGCTCACTGAGTATCGACCGTACTCCGATCTGCCCGCGCCCTGCTGGTCTCTGTTTGGCTTTGATGGCTACGTTCACGAGGTGGATGCCTCTGACCATCGAGCGCCGCAGCACGCGCTGTGCACACTGGTCGGCACATTGCTGCTGTTGGTGATGGGCGGCGCGTGGGGTGTGCATCGGCTTGCTGCAAGGCGACCGCGTTGGCGATAGATTTTTACCGTGCAAACGAGGATGTTCTCTAGGCTGACCATAACGCCGCGACCACCTGTTACCGAAGGCACTGGGGCGATAACCAGAAGTGCCGCTGTATGTCGGTCTTGATTGACCTGTTAAACAAAAAACTTGGAGCCGTAATGAAACCCTCTTCTATCCGCAAGGCACTGCCACGCCTGATCGCCAAACAACGCCCGCCATTCATCTGGGGCGCACCTGGCGTAGGCAAATCCGACGTTATCCGTCAAGTCGCCGAAGACATGAAACTCGAACTGCGCGATGTGCGTCTCTCGCTGCTTGACCCGATTGATCTCAAAGGATTTCCCGTAGTCGACACCGCCAAGAAACAAATGAAGTGGCTGCCAGCCGACTTCCTGCCTACCAAGGGCAAGGGTATCCTGTTCCTGGACGAACTTAACGCCGCGCCTCAGTCGGTGCAGGCAGCCGCCTACCAACTGATCTTGAACCGCAAGATCGGTGACTACGAGCTTCCTGTGGGCTGGGCCGTGATCGCCGCGGGCAACCGCGCTGGTGACCGCGCTGTGGTTCATGCCATGCCCTCAGCGCTGGCCAACCGCTTCGTCCATCTGGACTTCGATGTCAGCGTCGACGACTGGAGCATCTGGGCCATGGTCAACGAGATACACGACGACCTGCGCGCCTTCATCCAGTTTAGGCCCAACCTACTGCACAGCTTTGACCCGGCCACCAACCCGCGCGCCTTCCCAACACCGCGCAGCTGGGCCTTCGTCAACGACATCTACAAGGACGGCCACACGCCGGACGAAGAGTTCGAGCTGATCAAAGGCACCGTGGGCGATGGCGCCGCGGCTGAGTTCTCCGGCTTCGTGCGTCAGATCAAGGACTTGCCCAAGATCGACGCTGTGCTGCTCGACCCCGAAGGCACCCGGGTGCCAGCCAACCCAGCGGGAATGTACGCGATGTCGACAGCGCTCGACGCCAAAGCCAGCATCACCAACCTGGAGCGCATCATGAAGTACATGAGCCGCCTGCCGGTGGAGTTCCAAACCGTGTTCATGCGCTCGGCTATCCGACGCGACGAGAAACTCACAGGAACGAAGGCGTTCCAGAGCTGGGGTATCGCGAATCAAAGTGTTTTAGTCTAGGAGCAAACCATGAACCACGATAACGCCATGCTGGTGCAGCTCTCAATATCCCAGTGGACTGCCCGCAAACAAGACAAAAAAGTCTCCAAAGAAGTCGAGAGCGTGCACGGTGCGCACAACGCCGGACGCTTCAACAAAGACCTGGTTAACCGCGAGCTGCTGGAACCGATCACCAAGATCGTCACCAAGGCACGCGACTACCACTACAACATGACGCTGCCCTGGAAAGACAACGGCGAGCGCCTGCTGCCCAGCAAGCTGTTCATGCAGTACACCGGCAACATCCGCAGCCTCAAAGCTGAGTTCGCCAAAGCTGTGGACAACATGGTGGCGGCCTACCCGGCCGAAGTCCAAGCCGCACGCAACCGTCTGGGCAGCATGTACGAGCCCGGTGACTACCCTGACTCGTGCGATGTCAAGCACAAGTTCAGCCTGGAGGTTGAGTTCACCCCGATACCTCACGTCGCCGACTTCCGCCTGGACGTCTCGGCCGAAGCCCAAGATGAGCTCAAGGCCTCGCTGACCCAGGGCATCGCTATACGCCAAGCTGGTGCGGTCAAGGCTACCTATGCCCGGGTGCGCGACGTGGTCTACAAGATCGCTGAGCGGCTCGGTGATGATCAGGCGATCTTTAAAGACAGCTTGATCAACAACGCCATCGAACTCTGCACCGTGCTCGACGGCCTGAACATCACTAACGATCCGGCCATCACAGCGCTGGCGGTGCGCATCAACAATGAGCTGATCCACTCGCCAAGCGTGCTGCGTAATAACTCGCACGTGCGGGCCCGAGTAGCCCTGGCAGCCAACGACATCCTGAACAGCCTGCCGTGACAGACGATGACGAAATCGAGCTAGTGTGGCGGGCATTACAACAGCTGTCCAATGAACAGGACATCTGGCACAAAAACCTCGTCATGTACCGCCGCATGGACCGCGGCCCCCGTATCTGGTGGTGGCGTGCGGCCAAAAAACAAGCCGAACTCGGCGTTCCGGCCATGCAGACGCTGCTGACTCGGGTCATCACACTAAGGATCACATCATGACTTATTCAATCAGCACCCACGGCATGAGCTGTATCTACAGCCTGGCCCAGGCCGCGAAGTTCTGGAGCGAACAGCCGGTCTGGAAAGGAAGGTCCGCTTCGTGGAAGCCGCTCGACTCTACGCGCATGCCCCACAAGCGCATCGTCAAGCTGGCTGATGACAAGGGCTATGAACTCACGCTCTATGGCACACCAATGGTGACTTACTTCGCTGATGGCCGCGTTGCATTGCGCTGCTACGACTCCTTTTCTTCAATGACGTTTGCCTGGCGGGTGTGTCCCCCAGGCTGTAGGCCCACAAGCCAGAAAGGTAGGATGTATTGGGAGGTTGACACCCCCGAAGGCAAACGCTTTTACAAAGAGGACACGATACCCCTGATGCTCACGCCTACCGGCGATGGGGCACAGCTCTGGCGCTTGACAACTGAGCCACTAACTGAAAAAGAATGGCACTACGACCCCAAGCTCGGCGCCCAAGCGCGCAAAATCATCAAGCCCTACTGCCAGTGGCACAACGTCATGGTGAGACTCACAGGTGCCATGCCCCCCGGTGCAACCTGGTCTGGGCAGCGTAAACAAGCCGCTCGAGCACTGATAGATGACCCCGACAACGTAGAGCTATACCCCCAGATCGCAGAATCACTCGGTTACCCTGCCGACGCCCGCAAATATGCGTATCTTGAGTTCGGCGCTCGGTATCAGACCGACGCCCCTCATGATCACTTACCAAAGGGTTCAATATGAACAACCAAGTCGCCCAGCAGCTCACCCGAGCGCGCACCTCTCTGGTGCTGGACCAGCCCTTTCTGGGCATGCTGGCCCTGCGCTTAGCGATGGTGGAGGACCCCTCCATCAAGTCCGCCGCAGTTGATGGGCGCAGCCTGTTCTACAACCCCGACTTCATTGCCAGACTTTCCCCAGCCAAAACCATCACCCTGGTAGCGCACGAAGTCGGCCACTGTATGTTCGACCACATCGGTCGACGCGGTGACCGTAATCACCGTAAGTACAACCAGGCGGGTGACTACGTCATCAACGCCACGCTCAAAGACGCTGGCTTCGAAGAGATCGATGACTGGCTGTTCAACCCGGCGTTCGCGGGCATGAGCTCCGACCACATCTACGCCCTGTTGCCTGACAACGAAGAAGGTAACGACCCACTCGACGACTGCCGAGATGGTGATGCCGAGAGCGCTGAAAGCGACGCGATCGAGTGGAAGATCGCCACGATCCAGGCTGCCGAGGCGGCTAAAGCCATGGGCAAATTACCCGCCAGCATGCAGCGCTTTGTCGAAGAGCTAACCGCTGCCAAGGTCGACTGGCGCGCGATCCTGCGCCGCTTCGTCACAGAAACATCAAAAGATGATTACTCGTGGCAGCGCCCGAACCGACGTTTCCTGAACCAGGGTTTCTACCTGCCCACGCTGTACAGTGAGTCAATGGGGGAAATTATTATCGCCATCGACACCTCAGGTTCCATCGACCAGACCACGCTCAACGCTTTTGGCAGCGAAGTCAAGGCCATCGTACAGAGCAGCCGACCCGCGAAGACCACAGTCATTTACTGCGACTCAGCCGTGAACCACGTGGACGAGTTTGGCCCGAACGACGACCTGGTGTTCAAGATGCACGGCGGCGGTGGAACGAGCTTCATCCCTCCGTTCCTGCACGTAGCCGAGAAGGGCATACAGCCGGTGTGCATGTGCTACCTCACTGATATGTACGGCGCCTTCCCCCAAGGGCCACCAGACTTTCCTGTCCTGTGGTGCGCAACAACTGACATCATCGCACCTTGGGGCGAGACCGTCAGATTGGAGATTTAATCATGAGCTATCTAAGCGAAGTCGCATTCGTCGTGAGAGGGTCACAGGAGGTCATGGTGCCGATACTCGTGAACTTCCGGCTTACTTACCCCAACGCCAGTGAAGCAAAGGCTGCTCTCGGCGACTGCACCTACAGCAGCGATGACGGCCAGCTAACCATTCGCTTCAGTGACAGCAGCACGAAGTGGTATGACAGCTACGAAAGCGTCAAAGCGCTCACCGCCCTGTACAACGCCTTTAAAGAGACAGCCGAAACCGAGGCGAGCGACATCAATGGTGGCTTCATGCGTATTGGGGAAGAGGACACAGACATCGAATCCTACCACTATGGAGCCGACCCTTATGACCTGGTGCAGCTGAACCGCTCAATCGAGATCGACTGTGGCGAAGGCGGCAGCATAGAGGCCGTGCTGGGCGCTCCGACATGAACCTCGTTTGTTTGCCAGCAGACTCCCCTGGCAGCTTCGTCGTTCAGGACGAGACTATTGCGTTTCCTGGGATTCACCTGATTAAACACGGCAACTCCCAAGCATCAGAGTTCTTCCTCCTCCAGCACCAGCGGGCTGAGCAGTATTACACCAATGCGCAGCTCACAGCGATGAGGGCATTTGCTATGAACCAGATTGCTCTGATGAAGATCACCAGGAGATTAACGACATGAAGATTGAAATCTTCGGCGTACACCCTGATACATCATGCTGGCACGTCCTCGTCGACGAGGGAACCGTCGGCTATATTCAGGGCCTCCCCTGGAAATTCAGCTGGGTCACACGCTCGTACGCCTACGACGACTTCACCCCTACCCAACGAGCTGAAATCTGCGCCGTCGCCGACCAGAAAGCGACGCTCCTTAACATCACCCACAGGTTGCTGAAATGACCACCATCATCGAAGAAAACTGCTGCACCGAATGCGGTACCGAGCTCGAACCCAGCCAGGTCGGCCTGTGCGAAGACTGCGACGAGCACCGCCCTCGGCCGTTCTCCGAGCTCTCGGAGGAAGCCAAAGAGCATGCACGTAAGGAGTACACCTCTGGTGACTACCCTGGTTACGACTGGTGGGACTACACCTACGAGGACGCGGTGCGCATGGCGAAGATTCTCGGTATCGAGATTAGCACCACGGCGTACACTACGAGCCGAGGCGAAACTTACCATACCCCTGACATTTCGTTCTCCGGGTTCTGCAGCCAGGGCGACGGTGCCTGCTTCGAAGGCAGCTACAGCTTCAACCCCGGCTGCGTCAAAGAGATCATCTCTGAGACCAATAACGCAGAACTGATCTGCATTGCCACCGAGCTCTATACCATGCAGCTGGCACGCCGGATGCAGGGGCTGGAATACTTCTCGGCATCGATCAGCACATCAGGGCGCTACTCGCACTCAGGGACGATGAGTGTGACAGTGAATATCGAAGACGATGAGGACAATGAGCTCGGAATTCAGAATCTCGAAAACGAAGTCACTCAGCTCATGCGCGGCTTCGCGGATTGGATTTACAAGCAGCTCGAATCTGAGAATGACTGGCACTACTCAGACGAGTACGTCGACGAAAGATTAAACGAAAGCGATATGGCTTTTGATGCTGACGGCTCGGAAATCTAAGTTAGAATGGCGCATCCCTCGAAAGATTACCAGTCCTTCGAGAGACACTTCAAACAACTTTGTCATTGGAGGACAAGCGTCATGAGCCAGGCAATTCTAACCCAAGCGCGACTTAGAGAGCTCTTCGATTACGACCCCGAGACGGGGGTCATGACGCGGCGCATCAGTACGGCCCCACGCGCCCAAGCCGGGCAGATCGTCGGCACCCCCGACGGAAGCGGTTACCTTCGAATCTCCATCGGCGGGAAAAAGTTCAGACTGCACCGCCTGATTCACATGTACGTGCATGGCGCTTGGCCTGAGCACGACATCGATCACCGTGACCGCAACCGATCAAACAATCGGCTGCTAAACCTACGTCCGGCCACACGCGCGGAAAACTGCCAAAACTCCGGCATCCCTGCACACAACACGTCGGGATTCAAAGGAGTCAGCTGGTCAAAGACTATGCATAAGTGGGAGGCGCGTATCTCAGTAGCTAACCACGGAAAAGTGCTCGGCTACTTCAAGACACGTGAACTCGCGTCCGCTGCCTATCAGACAGCGAAACTTATCTACCACCCAACCGCCCCCGTGGCCCAACAAGGAGCCTGACATGGCGACAACCCCCAAAGCAACCTCTTGGTCATTCAGCAAACTTTCCGACTTCACCCGTTGCAAGCTCGCGTTCAAAATCAAGCACCTTGACAAAGTCCCTGAGCCAGAGCGCGTCCTGCCGAAGGGCAAGTCAGAATTCCCTAATGATCGTGGTAGCCGAATTCACGAATCAATCGAAACTTACATCCGAGGGGACCACGACGCCTTGTGTGACGAGGCGCACAAGCACTTCGGGCCCCATATTGATCTACTGCGAGCCATGTACGCCGACGGCACCGTCGAGATGGAGCAGGAATGGGGGTTCGGCAAGGACTGGGGGATCGCCCCCTGGACCGACGCTTGGCTTCGCATGAAACTCGACTTCCTCGTCCACCTCTCCAAGACAGATGCATGGGTCGGCGACTGGAAATCGGGGAGGCACTTCGGCAACGAGGTAGCCCACGCGAGTCAGCTCAACCTCTATGCGCTGTCGACGTTCCTGCGTTACCCTGAGCTCGAAGTCGTCACGGTCGGTGACTACTACATTGACCACGGGGTCTCCACAGAACGCACTTTCACGCGTGACCAGTCTCTACGCTTTAAACGTGGGTTCGACACCCAGGGCAACGCCATCACAAACTGTGAGGTGTGGCCCGCAAACCCAAACCGTTTTTCCTGCAGATGGTGCCCCTGGGGCGAGACAGGGCACTGCACAGTCAGCGCAAAACAATGAACACGTTTCTCCGAAAGGCGGGGGGACATTAGCCCAGCAGCGCCGGGGTGCGTCCTGACCTGCTGAGCGGCGCTAGCGGCCGCCTTGACTTTGGACCTCATCGCTAGCCCGTACTCCCAGCCTGCCCCAGCCAGGTAACGCACACGCTGGGACTTTCATTAACTACCAACGGATCAAACATGAGTAAAACATCAAATGCAGTGCTACGTGGGGGAGTGGCGCCAATAAGCGAACAAGAGGCTAACGGCCTCGCAAAAACGATAAACGCAGGCGTAGCAACCCGCGCCACAAAAGAAGGTATGGAGGATGTGCGCAAAGCAATCGCTTCTATGGACGCTACTTACATAGAATTCGACGCCAAGATGCAACGCATGGTAAAGCAAGAAGTAGCCTTGGCAGAACGTGCCAAAATCATGACGCAGTCCCTTAAGAATTACGTTGGCCAAATTACTGACGGTATGGCCCGTATGGATAAAGTAGTTGGCCATGACTTTGAGGCGCGCTTACTTTTGCTAGAACGCTTTGTGGCCGCAGCTCAAGCGCTTACTGCTCTTGAAAAAGACCAAAGACTACAAAAGATCGCAGGGGCATTACGATGATCAAACCTTTTGCACATCAGGTGCGATCCATCAAGCACAACGACAAAACCGACATTGTCTTTGATTGCAGTGACCCGGGCACGGGCAAGACCTATGTCCGAATTGCAGGCTTCGCCAAGCGCCGAGCAAAAGGCTCGGGGGCTTTACTCGTCCTCGCACCCCGCTCTCTGCTACGCAGCGTCTGGGTTAACGACATCAAGAAGTTTGCGCCCCAACTCACTGTTTCCGTGGCTGACGCAGCTAACCGCGCCAAAGCATTTGATGAGAACGCCGACGTTTACGTGACAAATCACGACGCGGTTAAATGGGTGGCCACTCAGAAACCAGCCTTCTTCAAGAAGTTCTCCGAGCTGGTGATCGACGAGTCAACCGCCTATAAACACCATACCAGCCAGCGCAGCAAAGCTGTGGCCAAAATCGCCAAATACTTCAAGCACCGCTGCTGCATGACCGGCACACCCAACAGCAACACCATCTGCGACATCTGGCACCAGGTGCAAATCCTCGATGATGGTAAGCGCTTGGGTTTCAGCTTCTACAAATTCAGGGACAGTGTGTGCACCCCGCATCAAGTCGGCCGCATGGCTCAGGCCATCAAGTGGGAGGACAAGGAAGGTGCTGAGGAAGCGGTCTTCGGTCTGCTGTCCGATGTTGTCATCCGCCATAAGTTCGAAGAGTGCGTCGACATTCCTACCAACCATCAGTACCCGGTCGAATACGATCTCACTGCCAAGCAGATGCGCGCTTACTTCGAGCTTGAGGCCACGCAGATGCTGTTCCTCAAAGGCAAGCAGCCTGCCATGCTGGCGATCAACGCTGCGGCCGTGGCCACCAAGCTGCTACAGGTCGCGTCCGGCGCGGTCTACGACGGCCTGGGCGGCTACCAGGTAATCGACACCGCACGCTATGAACTGGTGCTCGACCTGGTTGAACAGCGTAAGCACAGCCTGGTGTTCTTTCTGTGGAAACACCAGCGCGACGCTCTGATCGCCGAGGCCGACAAGCGTGGTGTTACCTACCGCGTGATCGATGGCAACACATCCGACCGAGACCGCGACGAAATCGTGCAGGGCTACCAGAGCGGCATCTACCAGACCATCTTCGCGCACCCTAAGAGCGCGGCGCACGGCCTGACGCTGACCCGCGGCACGGCCACAATCTGGAGCTCGCCGACCTATGACCTGGAAATTTTCAAACAGGGCAGCAAACGCCAGCACCGGATTGGCCAGGCCAACAAGACTGAGACGATCGTGATCATCGCCAAGAACACCATTGAGCAGAAGGTTTACGACCTTATGCTCGCCAAGGACGCCCGCATGACCAACCTGCTGGGCCTATTTGAAACCCTGAACGTGTCGGCTGCAAAGCCGGAGGTTCGCAAAAAGAAAGAAGCGGAGATCGCATGAAGTTCATACCCCTCGTGGCGAAACTGGCAGCACAAAAAATTATATCGGAGTGCCCGATTACGCCCGAAATGTTTCGCGTAGATCAGGTGTTTGTGCTCTCCCCCGCAGTAGCCTTGGAAGTAGAGAAAATGTCTGTGAACGATAAGGTGTTCATCCATCCTCGCGACCTCCATCTCCCATATCAAAGTATCTATGTGGAGCTGCCGCTGACCGACGAAGTTCGAGCTATGCGGCGAGGCACTACCGCCAACCCCATCAGCCGTGTAGGTGCGCTAATCACTGAAATGCCTGGGAACATCTTCTCGTTTTGGCCGAGTTGGGAATTTACTGACGGTAGTCTTGGATTCGGAATAACACAAGCCTTAGTGAATACGCCGAAAGAACTCACTGAGATGAAGATGACAATGGTGTCTGGGAGAACAGACACCAGCATTAACCTAATTTTTCCGCCCGCCATGCCGCTGTTGAAGGCGGCCCTCAAGTCCGGCATGCGCGCTGAAGAATTTGCTGACAGATTTCAAGCATTTAAGCAAGCGAACCCACTGACTGTATCGGAAACATGCGAAGAAATTTGCCCGTTGCTGATAGCGTGGGCCACGCTTGTTAACTGTCGTACAGGGATAACAAAGACTCACGTCAAGCGCGTAAAGCCAAAAGCAGCAGGAAGACGCAGCGCCATCTTAAATGGCACCTCGTACACCATCGTTACCCTTAACGCCATTGAGAATATTAATGCCAATGGTGTAGTCTCTACTCGCACTGACCTGTCGGCGCACTATGTCCGTGGGCACTTTAAACAGCGGGCAACCGGGCTTTTTTGGTGGCAGCCCTTCATCCGAGGTAAGGGCGAGGTAAGGCGGCGAGACGCCTATTTCGTGCGAGAAACAGCAGCAGAAGGAGTGCCTTCATGACCTGGTCTTCCGCCCTCAAGAAACAGCCGACCCGACACCTGGCCAACCAGCCCAAGCTCTTTAGTCGCCCAGTCATCCCACAGCACACACCTGACTGGGCGCGCCTGGTCAGCCTTGACTTTGAGACGTTCTACTCGGACGACTACACCCTCACCAAGATGTCCACCTCCGAGTACGTCCGTGACCCGCGCTTCAAGGCTCAGATGCTGGGCATCAAGGTTGGCCTGGGCAAGACCCGAATCATTGCCGCCAAGAACATCCGGGCCGAGCTGGCCAAAATCAACTGGAGCACCCATGCTGTCTTATGTCACAACACGCAGTTCGATGGTTTTATTCTTTCTCATCACTACGGTGTGCATCCTGCTTATCTGTATGACAGCCTTAGCATGGCTCGCGGCTTACACAATAATGACATCGGCGCTGGCCTTGATGAAGTATCTGTTTTCTACGGCGGCCACGGCAAGCTCAAAGGCCTCGAAGCCACGAAGGGCGTTCTGAACTGGGATAAAGCTCTGTTCGCCAAGACTGCCGTTTATTGCGCCAACGACGTAGACGAAATGTACCGCGTCTTCAAGCTCATGCTGCCCAAGATGCCATCCGATGAGATGGACCTCATCGACTTGACCTGTCGGATGTTCTGTTCACCCGTGCTCAAGGTTGACATCCCGCGTGTCGAAGCTGAGCTGGCACGCGAGCTCGATCAACGCGAGGTGCTGATGTACGAGGCGGTTGATCCCAAGCGCCACGACATCGGCGGCGACCTTTACGACAAGAAAGCACATGCCAAGTTCCTCAAGAACCCGGCGGAACGTGCTCTGGTGGGCGGGCCACGCGACATGCTGATCATCAAGCGCGTCATCGGCTCTAACGAGAAATTTGCCGAGCTACTGCGCGCCGAGGGCGTCGAACCACCACTCAAGGTGTCACCAGCCTGGATGAAGCGCAGCAAGGAAGATCGCGAAGACGAGACCGACAAGTACGCCTACGCTTTCGCCAAGGACGACGCCAAGTTCACCGAGCTGCCCAATATGGTTGACGAGTGGGGCTTTGACTTGAACAAACCCTCTGACATCAAGCTCATGGCGGCCAAGCAGGAACGCCTGCAGGCCCTGGTCGATGTGCGTCTTGCTATCAAGTCCACAACGAACATCACCCGGGCGCAGCGTTTTCTGACCGCGGGGGCCGACGGCATGAGCTTGCCAGTGGGCTACGCCTACTACCGCGCGCATACCGGCAGATTCGGCGGCAACAACAAGATGAACATGCAGAACTTGGCACGCGGTGGGGAACTGCGCCTGTCGATCATGGCGCCCAAAGGCCACATGATTGCGGTTGCTGACTCGGGCCAGATCGAAGCTCGTGTTAATGGCTGGCTCTGGGGGCAGGACGACTTGCTCGATGCCTTTAGAGCCGCTGACAACGGTACTGGCCGCGACGCTTACTGCAACTTTGGGGACTCCATCTACGGTCGAGAGATCACCAAGGCCGACAAGCTGGAGCGCTTCGTTTCAAAAGTGGCAGTTTTGGGCTTAGGCTACCAAATGGGAGCACCCAAGTTCCAGGTCACCTTAGCCAAAGGTGCGCTGGGCGGTGCCCCGGTCTACTTCGAGCTCGACCGCTGCAAAGCGATTGTCAACACCTACCGCAACAAAAACCATCGCATTGTCGCGGGCTGGAAGAAGTGCGACACCATTATCGAAGACATGGCCGCTGGGCGCACCGGCAGCTATGGCCCGATCAGCTGGGAGGCCAACACCATCTGGCTGCCCAACGGTATGTGCCTGAAGTACCCTGACCTGCGCAAACAGATCGGCGACAAGGGCTGGGACGAGTGGACCTATCAGAGCGGCAAAATGCGAAAAAAGATATACATGGGGCTGCTCAACGAGAACATCGTCCAGGCATTGGCCCGCATCATTGTCATGTGGCAGATGCTCCAGGCCAGCCGCAAGGATCGCGTTGTGATGACCACGCACGATGAGTTCGCCTGCATCGCCAAGACAGCCCAAGCCGAGCGTTGTTTCGCCCGCATGACCCTGTGGATGAAGACTGCACCTGCCTGGTGCAGCGATCTTCCACTATCGTCTGAAGGCGTCATCGCTGTCAACTACAGCAAATAGTTTTTTGATCCAGCTCCTCCTAGCCCAGTGAGCGCCGCGAATGGTGCAACAGATGGCCGGGGGGGGCTGTATCGAAATTAAACACACTGTGTTCTAATATCTTTTACAGAACGCACCTTAGAATCCATCACCAAAGGAGACAGAAATGTCAGAAGTTCTCGGAAAACCCGCCCGCAAGACAACCGCCAAGGTCGCTGCGCCCAAAGCAAAACCGACCCTCGGCGCCGCCATCGACACGCTGTGGCAGCTGCGCGAAGACAAGAAGGCCGCGGCCAAAAAGGTCGACGACGTCGATGTCCAGATTAAAGCGCTGGAGGCTGACATGTTCGAGCTGCTTGACGCTCAAGACACTCGTAAGGCCGAGGGCAAACGCGCTTCGGTCTCCATCGGCGAAGCGGTCGTAGCCAACGTCGAAGACTGGCCTGCGTTTCACGCCTACATCGCCAAGAACAAGTTTTTCCATCTGCTGCAGAAGCGTGTCTCCGACCCCGGATACCGCGAGCTGCTGGGCCTTGGCAAGGTAGTTCCCGGGGTAAGCCCCTTCACCAAGCGGACTCTCTCTGTCCGTTCTCTTTAACGTCTAACCTTTAAGAAAGACATCACATGGCTACCAAAGCAAAAACCTCCACGGCTGTTGCCGTCAAAAAACCCAGTGCCGCCAACATCGTCTCCATTCAGGAAACGTTGAAAGCCCAGGCCGCTGGCATGGGCGAACGTACTGCGCCTGCTAGCGGCTCTGCCATCCGCGTGACGCAGGACAAGCAGTTCCTGCTGCCCGACGGTACCAAGACCCCAGGCCCTCTGGAGCTGGTGATCGTGGACTTCGTTTCAAAGAACTCGTTCTACGAAAGTGCCTACGACCCAAAGAGCATCGCCCCTCCGGCCTGTTTCTCGATCGGTGCTAACCCACTGAAGATGACCCCCAGCAAGAACGCCCCACTGCCCCAGGCGGTAGATTGCCAGAGCTGTCCGAACAATCAGTTCGGCTCTGACGGCAATGGCAAAGCCTGCAAAAACAGCCGCGTGATGGCTGTGTTGCCCCCCGATGCCGACGCTGACACCCCGATGTGGATTCTGGCCACCAGCCCGACTGCCAACAAGGGCTTCGACGGCTTCGTCACCAGCGTGGCGCGTGTATTCCAGACCCCGCCGATCGGTGTCGTGGCAACTGTCAGTTTTGACGACAGCGTGACCTACGCCAAGCTGGTGTTTAGCAATCCCCAGCCCAATGCGAACATTGGTAATCACTTCGGCCGCCAGGAAGAAGCAAGCGCCATGTTGGCGGTCGAGCCCGATGTCAGCAAGTTCGTCAAAGCTCCACCAGCACGTGGCGCTAAGACTGCAGCCCGTCGCTAACCCAGGGCGCGCCTACTCCCAAACGGGGGTAGGCAGCTACCCCAACTCAACCTAGGCTTTTATGACTGTTCGTAGCCTTCACATCACAGAAGCTCTTGCTTCTTACCGACGCCTCGGCCGGATCGTTCACGAACTGACCCTGGAAGAAGTCACTGCCTGCCTCGATCTTGAGGTGGCCTCCCAACGGAGAGCATCCGTCGTTGACAAGCTAATCACCCGAGCATCTTCGCTCATCACCAAAAGCCTTCAGGAGAAATACCATGGCAAAAGCACCTAAGACAATCACCCGCGCTGACAAAAAACTGCAACTCGCTGGCCTCAAGACTGCGATGGCGCAGCACAACGCCAACATCAAGGGTATTAGCGCCGCGCTGAAAGACGCTGAGAAGGCCCGCAAGGAAGCTGACAAGCAAGCAGCTGCTGCTGCCAAGTCCATCGCTGCGGACATGGCTCTGGCCAAGAAAGCTGCTGATACCTTGATCGCCACTGCGGTCAAATCCAGCGCTGCCAAGACCAAAGAAGCTAATGCCATCACGACAGCTGGTGCCAAGGCATACGCTGCTGCTGCGGCTAAGGCCGAAAAGGCGACCGCTGCTGCGGTCAAGGGCACCGAGAAAATCAACGCACAGATCGCTGCCCTGGAAGCGATCCCACTGGCCAGTGCTGCACCAGCTGCCAAGAAGACCTCGCTCCGCGTGGTCAAGGCGCTGGAGGCTGAAGCTGACGACGCTGTATAACGGCGCACGCAGTCTTTGGGGGTCCTACTGCTTCAATAGGACCCTGACAACCAGGAGGCAAATTGAAACACATCATGTTTGACAACGAGACGCTCGGCACCGCTGCTGACGCCTGCATTATGAGCATTGGGGCGGTTAAGTTTGATCTTGACTCGGACCGTATTGATGACGCGGGCTTTTACGCCAGCGTCTCGATCGAAAGTAACCTGGAGCTCAAAAGGCGCGTCCAGGAGGATACGCTTATCTGGTGGATGAACCAGGGCGACGACGCCAAGGGCGTGTTCAATGAAGCCAAGCAGACGCTGCGCACGGCGCTCGGAGCCTTGTCAGACTGGATCGGCGACGGTGACTACTATGTCTGGAGCAACGGGGCCGATTTTGATATGCCCATGCTGGTGCATGCCTTCGTCCAGTGCGGCATGGAAGTGCCGTGGAAGTTCTGGAACGGCAGGTGCTTCAGGACCTACAAAAACCTGCCCGGTGCCAAGCTCATCCGCGTTCCGTTTACGGGGGTTAAGCACAACGCGCTGTTTGACGCGGTACATCAGGCGCAGACCGTGCAGGCGATCCAGCGCGTGCTGTTCACCGGCAAGAAGCACAGCATGGTGAAGGCATGAGCCGCGGTATTCGAGCGCAGGCGTCGGCCAGCCGGCGCGAGAAGCGCGCCATCGTGAAAGCGATTGGCGCGCGCCAATTCAAGAAACTTTACAGAAAGGCTCAAGCATGAGCAACATTGACGATACCCTCAAAGAGCGTGGCACTCGCTATGGCGAGTTTATTGACCACTCCGAAATCACCCAGAGCCTTAAAGACGCGCTGCACTCTGGCGCCAAATGGAACTACCTTGACGATGACATGAAAGAGTGCCTCGAGATGGTGGCCCACAAAATCGGGCGTATTATCAATGGCGACCCGAACTACATCGACTCGTGGACCGACATCATCGGCTACACACGCTTGGTGGAAAAGCGCCTGATCACTGACCATGCCACGGCCGAGGAGCTGATGCGGGGTGATCTGTTCCGCCAGGCGGCGGACAACGTCAGCATCGGTGAGGCGCCGGCTGGGGTCAAGCGCGAAAGCCCGGAAAAGACCGACTCGCTCGGACCGAAGCCGGCGTTCACTGCGCAAGAGATTCAAGACTTGGCAAACTTCTGGCGCTCTCTTGGCTACGCCTGAAAACACCTTTATCCAGTCAGTTCACCGGCTTCTGCCGGTTGAACTGTACCGGATCAAGAACAACAACATGTTCCACGCCGGGCAGCCCGACGTCTGGTATAGCGGCGACCGAGCCGATCTTTGGGTCGAATATAAATTTATTGCATTGCCCAAACGCGGCGACACGCTGATTGTGCCCGGGCTTTCCGAACTTCAGAAGAACTGGCTGAAATGCCGATACGCTGAGGGGAGGAATGTCGGGGTCATCATTGGATGCAAAGAGGGGGGCGTCTGGTTCCCCGGGGTCAGCTGGGAAGAGCCGCTGACCGCAGAATATTTTCGCGAAGTGGTTGTGCCACGAGCTACGCTTGCGGCCACCATTCAGATAATCACGCAAAAATAAAGAAGCCCGGTTGTCTTACAAGGGCCTTCGATACTTGAGGACCCAATGTCTAAAAATGCCTTACTCACAATTGAGGAACAAGCCATGGCTGCTGGCCAGGGCTGGTGGCTAAGCCACGTGTTTGACCTGGCCAGCGACAAGTGGCGTGTCATGGTGCTGGGTATTCCCAGTGCCGAGGCCGCTGGCCAGATGGTCGTGGCGCGCGCGCGAAGCGGGGATGCGCTGTGCCAGAAAGCGCTGGGCTTAGTAATGAACTCTTACCAAGGAAAATAAACAATTCTGGAAGCATATATGAAAATTAAGCCCCAACTCGCTGAGGACGCGATCCTTGACCAGGTACAGTTCCCCTGTATCGTTCAGACCAAGATAGATGGCGTACGCGCCATGAATCTTGATGGCACGCTAACTGGGCGTTCGCTGGACCCCTTCAAGGGTTTTGGCATCACAGAGTTTTTTAGTCGGCCGGAGTTTGTCGGGCTCGATGGCGAGATGACGCTCGGTGACGAGCCCAACTGTAGAGGGCGCCTGTGCAGCCTGACCACGGGTGCTATGGGGCGCTTCAAAGGCGAGACGCAGATGGCCGACCTTCATTGGTGGGTGTTCGATCTGATCACACCAGAGACAGTCGCGCTTCGGTACGAAGACCGCCACGCTCAATTAGCCCGTAAGGTCATCAGCCTGAACCACCCCCGTGTCCACCTTGTTGCAAGCTATGTCGTCGACACAGCCGCACTTCTCGCCCGCAGCATCTCGGAATTTGCTGCTGCGGGGTTTGAGGGTACCATCATTCGCAACCCCCACGCACCATATAAGGCAGGCCGAGCCACACTTAAAGGCCGAGAGCTGTGGCGCGTCAAACCCTGGGCCGACTTCGAGATTCTGGTCACTGGTGTTACCGAGGGCCAGGAAAACCTCAACGAGAAGAAGACCAACACGTTGGGCCGATCTGAACGCAGCAGCGCTAAGGCAGGTCAGATACCCAATGGCCAAGTCGGCTCGATCCAAGGCACGATGGTCAAAGACTTCCATGACCCGATCACTGGGAAACTGCTGTTTGCCAAAGGCTTGCCGGTAACGGCAGGGTCGGGCGAGATGAGCGTGGCCGAAGCGCTCGACTACTTCGCGAACCCGTGGAAGATCGTCGGTCACTTCGCTAAGGTCAAGACCATGACATACGGGGTTAAGGATAAGCCCAGATTTGCGACTTACGTGTCCCACCGGCTTGCGGAGGACATGTGATGACCACAGGCAACACATCCAAAGGAGAAACACGATGAGTTTTAAACCGCAAGTCACCACGGGCTCTGACCCGAAGTTCTACGGCAACGCCCTGGCGTTTGCCACACGCGAAGAGGCCGAAGCCAATGCCAAAGACCTGTTCAGGCGATGGACGCTCTGCACCGGCTACCGGGCTGCCGAGTCCGACGAGCCTGCCACCCACACCTACGTGGACGGGGTGCTGGGGTATGCGGAGAAGGAAGCGACGGTATGACCATCATATTTAACGACATGCAGGAAGTGGTGAGGAATCACTACGCGGGGGGCGAGTTCGCCCACCTGCGTTCACACCAAGAGCTATCAGACTGTGGTGACGGCCTCTACAAATTTCTGATCCTGGAAGCAGGGGACGCCGAAACAAGCGGTGACTTCTGGCGCATGCTAAAGACTGCCATCGAACAATTACGCAGTCTACAAGGCGAACTCGATGCTTAGCCCACCATCCCCTACCCACCAAAGCCCGCTCACGTAGCTGGCTCTGTCATTCCTGGAGTCCAATGAATCATACATACCACCTGACCCGCGTCAGCGGGAACGCCAAGACGGGGCCGATTCCAGTGTCCACCACCAGCATGTCGACCTGCCCGACCTGCCCACTCAAGGGCAACGGGTGTTACGCTGAGAGCGGGCCGCTGCGCCTGCACTGGAACAAGGTCTCGAGCGGAGACCGAGGCGGCACGCTCACTGAACTGTGCGCCAGCATCCGCAAACTCCCACGCCAACAACTCTGGCGCTGGGCACAAGCTGGGGACCTCCCTGGCGCTGACGACCTGATCGACGTGGCCGCCCTGGCCCAGCTCACTCAGGCCAATCAGGGCCGACGCGGCTTTGGCTTCACGCACTACGATGCTGAGATACCGGCCAATGCCGCCGCGCTTACAGCGTGCAACGCTGCCGGGTTCACCATGAACCTGTCAGCCAACACGCTGGCTGACGCAGACCGGTTGGCCGCCACGGGTGCTGGGCCCGTGGTGGTCGGGCTGTCAATTGACCAGACCAAGCCGACGCGCACACCGGCGGGCAGGTTTGTGGCAGTATGCCCAGCTACCCAGCGCGACGATGTGACGTGTGCCACGTGCGGCATCTGCGCCCATGCGACACGGCGTGCCATCATTGGTTTCCCAGCCCACGGGTCTGGTGCCAAGAAGGCGCAAGTAATATTTTTCCAACCCCGGGCGCAAGCCCACAACGAAAGCAACTATGCTGTTATATAAAACCACTTATTCCGTCGACACCTCTGAGGACGGCACCGCGTTCGTCAACATTACCAAATGGGCGGGCTCCAAGACCGAGGCTACTAAGCACCGTGTCGAAGGCAAAAGCGTGGCCCACAAGAAGCCTGAGACCCAAACCGTAGAGGTGCCCACCAACAAGGCCGGTCTGCTGGCGTGGCTCAACGCAAACGTAGCATAACCTGGCCAGGCGCCAGAGGGCTATGTATTCAAACTTCCTGCTGGGCAACCTGCGCATCACCGACGGTGCGCGGGTCAGGCTCAAGCGTATTCCCTACGACCTGATCGCGCGCCACGCCATCAACGATCACGGGCTCATCACCAAGCGTGAAGCCCGCGGCAACGAGATGGCCATGGCCACGGTCGGCGAGATCATGTCCCGCTACCGCGTGGACCCCACCGACGCAAGCCTAGGCAACGTCGTCATCGTCACCCACGCCACGTGGGATGAAACCATTGTTAAATTGGAGACCGAATAATGCTTGCCTTCTTTACCATCGTCCGTGTTCTGCGCGCTGCATTCCTCGCCCTACGGGCTGCCGCAGGCATGCTCATCATTGGCCACGGCGTCTACCGCTGGTCAAAGAATCAGCGCCGTCTCGCCTGACCACAGGGCGACGATCTTCACCGGCTTCGGCCGGTTTTTTCTTTTGGAATCTCTTGTATGGGGCGCGGGGCTCCACAAAGCGTAAGGGTGTAAACCACTTCTCCAATGAAAACTCTCTCTTATTACACTTTACACTTCTTATAATTGAATAAAATAAATAAGAGAGAGTATATAAAAGTTCCTATATAGAGTTTCGGGCAGAAATTAACGATTATTCGTTAGGCCCCGCCCGCTGTCGAAAACCCGCTCGTGACCAGTCGGCCGTACAGCGAGTGCAGCGGCATCGCGTTGAGCGCAGACTTGCTGCCGAACCCATCGCGCGCTGCGTCAACAATCTGCTCGAACGCTGGCCCGCCGAGCGAGGCCCAGTCATGCGCCGCATCGACCCCGATTACCCCGATGCCACTGAGCCCAGCCCGCTGCCCCCCGAACATCACCCAGTCACCCGCGTTCATGCTGGCCATGTAAGGCGGCAGTGAACCGCCGCCCTGGATCAGGCCCTTGATAATGTCGGAGCTAATCATCGTGGGGATGAACAGCGCCAGGGCGCCGAGCGGGGCGATGTTGCCGTGGGAAAGCTCATTCGTCACGCGCTTGAGGATGGTCTGGTGGAAGCTGTAGCTGAACTGCTTCAGGTGAAACGCCGAGGCATAGTTCGGGTCGCTTGACCATGCAGGGCGTTGCGCAGCGTTCGGTGTCAGCACCGCGCCTTCGACCCAGCGGTTGAGCGCGTCGTGGATCGGCGCTATGCGCTCGCGGGCGTCGTCCAGCGTGATGCCCTTGAGCACCGCCAGCTGCTGCGGGCTCGTCACCAGCTTACCGTCGTCCATCGTGATCTGGCTGGGCTGCAGCCCCAGCTCCTTGAGCCAGCGCTCACTGTGAACCTTGTCCGGCAGCGAGGCGTGCGTCTCGATGAAGCGCACCGCCCACTTCGTAGCCATGATCCGGCTGCCCCGGTTCCACGCTTCCATGCCGTTGAAGGCGAACATCTTGTCATTGAGCTTCTTGGCGCCCGGCGTCATGTAGGTCGAGCTGTACTCGTCCGACACGTGGTGCTGGAACATGGCGATCTCGCTGGCCCCGATGTGCTCGGCCAGCTGGCGCCACTCGTCCTTCTGGCGCTCGGGCGGCATGTCCTTGAACGCATCCGCCCAGCCCCGGAACACTTCGCGCATGCCGTAGACGAAAGTCTCGTAAGCAGCCTGGAGCGGAGCGCCGCGCGCCACCACGGCCAGCGGATCAACGAACGAGCTGAACAGCGCCATGGGCAGTAGCCGGATGTTCTGGTACACCGCCATCCAGCTGTTGAAGGTGCGCATGCTGGGCGAGACGTCTTTACCGATCGTGCCCTCCATGGCGCCAACGCTCTGGGAGATGTCGCGCATCCGGCGCGCCACCCACTTGACACGCGCCGCTTCGTCCTTGACCTCACCGCGCTTCATCATCTCCTTGGAGACACTACTGAGCTCGATGTTGATGCGGCCCAGCATCTTCTCCATCTTGATGCCGTTCTCGCCGAAACGGCGGAAGTATTCAGTGGCGTGTGCGCCCTGGCTGAAGTACCGGGTCAGCGTCAACGGCATGTCCTTGTCGAGGTACTTCTCGCGGTCGGCTGCTTCGAGCCACGGTAATGTGCGCATCTCCTGGCTGGCAAAGAACGGGGACAGCACGCCGTCCTCGCGCCCAGCAGGAAGGTGAGCGTCGACACCCTCCTTGTTTACCAGGCTCTGCCAGATGCGCGTCGCTGCTTTGTGCGGGTTGCGGGCGCCCATCTGGACAGCGTACTTCGTCACCAGCATGTCGATGAACTCTTTCTTGTTCGCATTCAGCAGGTTCGGGTTCCACACCACAGGGTAGTAGTTTTCAACCTTGCCGATCTTCAGCCCCGCGTCCGTCATGTACTTGTGGAAGCGGTCCAACAGGTCGCGGATGTCCTTGACCGCCTCGCGCTGCTCCTTGTCGGCGATGGTTCTCGGGTCAGTTCCGCTCTGCAGGTACTTCTGCACAGCGTTTTTGTCCACATCGCTCATGGTCTCAAAGTGACGGTTGGACACGTTGGTGTACTGCTGCGCCACGTTGCGCCTGGCGTTAATCATACCGATCGCCTCAGACCCGTGGGCCTCTTCGCCCGGGTTCGTGAACATCATGGCGCTGAGCTTCCTGGCCGTGGGGCTGGGGCTCCTGCCTAGAATCTCGGCCGCCGGGAACACCAGCGAGGCCACACGCTGACGCAGCGCGTCAGTCTGGGCACGCAGCTTGAGGGCGTTTGTGCCCCGGTTCATGGCCTTGGCGATCACCTGCCCAGCCGCTGAGGGCTCACTCATTTTGCCGTTGTCAAAGGCCTGAAACAGCTCCAGGGCGCGTTCGGAGTCCCTGACCATGCCCAGCACATGCCGGAAGAACTTACCGATCTTCTGGAGCCACGTATGGGCCTTGGTATCGACCTGCAGCAGGCCTGCTTTCCAGAACTGGTAGGTGTAGCTCAGCCGCTCCTCGCCAGACCCCGGGCCATACAACTGGGCCTGGGCGTTGGGGTAGCCGTCCAGCAGGCTTTCGAGCTTGGCCAGGTGCTTGGGGTCGTTGATCAGGGTCTCGAATGTGGTCTGCAGCTTCGGATTACTCTTGACAAAGTCCCTGAAGAACACGTGCATCGCCTCGTGGTACAGGGTGTTCATCGTCCCGGCCGCTGCCGTGGTGCTGATCTCAATCACGTTCTGCGCGTCAATGAACTCACCGGAGTACCCGGTGATGTCCTTGAAGGCGACGGCGATCTTCGGCCCGAGGGTCTTGAGGGCGTAGTTCTTGGCCTCGTCCATCTCGGCCTGGGTGGCGACTTTGGAGAACCCCGCGGATGCGCCGTCCTTCCAGCCGTCGTATTTTGCGTTGCCTGAGTGGCCCTGTT